TTTAGCTGATTCAAAACAATCAAAGTTGCTTGCTTATCCGCAATCGGGATAACAAGTTTTGACATTCCCTTAGCCAAAATTCGTGCTTTGACTGCCATTGAAGATTGCGGATTAAAATCCCCCTCAACATCTGAAACAGACGGTGTAAAGGCTAGCGAGTCCCAAATGAATACCATTTGTTCGTCAGTTGCTCCGAGTAACTCCTCAATCGTCTCTAATACAAACTCGACAGAGGATGCTTGAACATACATTAAGCGCTCCAGGTCGCATCCTGCGCGTTCTAAGAAGCCCGGGTCGATGGCTGACTCAGAATCGAAGTAAACGACAACCTTGCCCGTTTTCTGAGCGTTTGCGGCCACTTGTACTGCCATGTATGATTTACCGGTTGATTCTAGCCCCGCGATCTCTGTCACTTTACCCACTGGGATTCCTGTCAATTTGCCTTTGCTTACGATAGAATCAAGCCAGCGAGAGCCGGTTGGTATCCACTCTTTTACAGATGTGGGATTATCTCCGGTCAAATTGTGTGCTACATTTTGGCCGGCTTTTTTGTTAACTAATTTCATTAGGTCTTGTATATTAACGCGACCTGCTTTGTTTATGGCTCTCTTTGCCATGTGCCCTCCTTAAGACATAAATAGCGGCAGACTTTTAACCGGTCTGCCAGCGGCTGTTTTTATTACTCTGCGGTGTCTGCAGAGGCAGCGGTGTCGGCCGCTGTGTCTTCATCCTTATCTCCGCAAGCCATTAATAGGGCTGCGGCTAGGATGGGTAGGACTACTCTCATCTTCTCTCCTTGAATAAATAGCGGCAGACTTTTAACCGGTCTGCCAGCGGCTCTTACTAATCAGTAGTGACGGGGTGATTACCAACGGTAGTATCGTCTACGCCGTCTTCATCGATGGTACCCGTAGTGGTCGCTGAGACCTCTACAGTGGGTGATACCTCAACCGGCACAATCACCGCGGTGCTGCCGGTTGCGCTAACTGGTGGTTCATAAGTGCAGGTTCCGTATGCGGTGGCCGCCGCGATGACGCCACCTACTACACTAACTTGAACCTTCCACTTAGCCCATAATGATTTTAACCATTCCATAACATTCTCCTTTTAGTTTATAGAAATTGTGGCAGACTACTTATTATTAGCCGGTCTGCCAGCGGCATTAACAAGCTATTTTGTTGCCATCAACTCGTCAAAGGCGGCGTCAACAGGATTAGCTGAAGAGTCCTTGCTATACTGGCTTGTCTCAGATGAGCGAGACTCAGCGGAGGCATCGCTGCTTAGTTGTTCATCTAGAATGGCGTCAATTTGTTCGGGGGTAAGACGCTCAAACAGGGAGTCAAAGTCAGGCGTGCCGTCTAGGAGGGCTGGGATAGCTTCAGTGTCTTCCAGAAGCGCCGATGTATTTCGACGCATCTTCAAGCTTGTTTGCGGATATGCACCCGCGGCCGTTGGCTTTGTATATACCAACGAAATGTCAGTTCCTTCAAGGGCATCCGTGATATCTCCGTATTCGGGATCTAGGATGTACCCAAGCAGCAACTCATATGCTCTTTTACCGTATCCGTATATCTTTACACCCTGATCTTCTTGTCCACGGAGGACTACGGGTGAAAAGTACCGGGCTCTCACGAAAAGTGATTTCGCAAGCTTCTTGGATTCTTCGTCATTGTTGTTTGTTCCCTCTTTCCACAGAGAAGATGCAAACTCACAGATTGGACAGCGTTCACCAAAGTTACGCTTGGGGCAGACGATTCCGCCGCGATGCTCTCCAACATTATAGTGGAAATGCATTTCTTTCAAAGGGTCTCCGTCACCAGAAGGGACAATACGAATATCTTGTTCTCCTTCATCTGGTCTAAACCAAACGGAATTTCCATCCCCCTTATCTTCGCCGCGCAGCTGCGCGAGCTTCTTTTTCATTAGTTCCATATTAATAGACATTACTTTTTCTCCTTTTGTTTTGATAAAGTATACTGAGCTTTCCTCAGCATCTAATATAGTACCCTCAATCTAGCTTGTCAAGGGTGTTTTGTTGTTGTATTGCGTTGGTGTGGGTAACGCAGAACCCGAAATCTTGTAAGTGTGTTTCCCAGATCCCGTAAGAAATTTTTCTAAACGCGTTTCTGGGTTTTTCTTTTAGTTTGTCTACAACTTGCTTGTGCAGACCACTCTCTTTCTCTAATTTTTCTTCATTTATACAAATATAATAACATGATTCACGAGGCATGTCAAGCTCAAAGAGCCATTTTTCTGATAAAGTTTTTGAATTTAAAATACCAATTGTTCGAATTCTATTTATTTCCGAGGGCTTAGCCATCTGCCCAATTTCTGGTTCTGTATAATTAAAGAAATTTAAATAATGGACACATGAGAAAATGGTATGGTTTAGTTTCTCATAATAGTTTTTTATAGATAAACCAACGATGCTATTCTCTATTGCCAGATTTGACATGATAGTGAGAGATTTAAACAATCCCGATCGTGCATATTCTTGCAGTACACCGAATAGCATATTCTCTATCAGCTTTGGAATCCCTGTTAACAACTCTATATCTGGCTTTATATAAAATACTTCAAGCTTCTTGCCTCTTAGTTGCTCCAAAATACCAAGACCATAATTAGAACTATAGGAAGAACCCACAATAAAAACTTGAACATCTGTGGTAACATCCTTGAAAAATTTGGATAGGTTGGGAATATTTTCTTCATATTCTTCCGGAGTTTCGTAAGTTTTGAGGTGTCGCGTTTTGCCGGCGGACTTATACTCACTCCCAAGTTGATAAATCTTGTAGTTGCTTTGTGTTTTAAAATTTTCAGCGATTGCTGATGCCGCATTGCCAATACCGATTATTGAGATCATAAATTTAATATTCCTATATCCATGTAATCTTTGCCTGCTTTTAAATTAGTCACAAAGTGACCCAATTTGTTGTTCGAAAAAATATCTCTTATCTCCGGGATCAGATACCTTTCCTCATCAGGCATATCCAAAACTATTTCATCATGCACAATATGTGAAATGAAACTCTTTTTTCCTTCTAGAAACTTGTCAATTACAACCGCTCTTTCATTCACCAAGTCTGCCGTCGTGCTTTGTATGATGTAATTGACTGCTTTGTACTCATCTACTTCGATATCTCGATCAAAGATTGTGTGTACATGGTTATCAAAATAATATTTTTCAAGTATAGCATCTCTATCGTAAACACTGTCACTTATTTTAGTTGATGCGGGGTTATACAACCACGAAAAGAAAAAAGTCTTCGCTACTTCGCGGTCTTGGACCCCTCTTCTTTTCAAAATTGTATCTATATTCCACTGGTGTACATCCATTGTTGGCTGGTCTATCCCGAGCAAGCCCAATACGGTTCTTGCCTCAGCACCATTATAGTCTAACGAAATAAACCAGTCGTTAACAGGTTTTATAAGCGCTCTTAGTTCCTTCTGCATCGTCAGAATTGGGAAGGAACCTCCATTTGTCGATAAGCGGCCGGTTCGGGTTCCAAATATGTTGTAATCAATGTGCTTTCTTCCGTTTAACAATTTTTGTGCGAGGGCCCTTGTTCGCGAAGATGTAAATAAGTTGCGTGCATCCGTATTACTGATGTTTAATTCTTGATGGCGAATCTTATACAATAATTTCTCAACCGATACAAGATGATCGTAATATTTTGGCTGTTCGTGTGTTTCAAATACATGCGCAGTTACTTGGTTTTTAAATTCAAGAAAAGATAGCAAGAAGTCGTGAGGTACCAAATCGAAAAAACAATGCTGGTGAAAATCAATTTTTGCCAATTCAAAAGATTTCTTGAAGGCATTCATTTTTTTATTAAACATTGCCAATTGCGATTTAAGGTTTGGTGGGCACCCTTCAATAAGCGTTTTGCCTCCGGAGAGTAGCCAGCCATACTTAATTGAATCATCGTTGAGAAACCCGGAGTATCGCCATGTTCTCATGTTAGCTAAATTTTTTGGAAATTGTTGCTCGTCAAAAATTAACTTGCCGTCGTAATAAATCCCAATGCAATGCTTCTTGTCATCAAGAGCTTGAAAGTACACTATTTCTCCAGTTCTTTGTTCCTGTTAAGAATATACCCTAGTGAGCCGTCATAGTCAAATGTTTTATTTAAAATCTTTTCAAATGATTCGATGGCCTGCGGAAGATTGACTTTCGCCAATTCCATAGTGTTCTCAGTTAAAGAGTGTTTTTCATAATCATCAAAATGACTTTCTTCTTCAAGAAATCTTATTTTACAATATAAATCTAAAAAATATGAACTATCGTATTCTTGTTTAAATTGTTCAAAAGAGTATGTCTTCACTCTGTTGATAACGGCTCTGGTGCCGTCGTTATAATTTTCGGTTGCCGTCACGATGGTTCTTTTCTTGTTGCTGACATACAGTTCATAAAAAAACAACTGAAATATTGCGAAATAATCCTTATAAGC